ATCAGCCGTTTGCAGGCTTTACAGAACACTATTCGTGCGGAAGCCGTAGCCATGGGCGTGCGGGAGGAACGGCTGGCGAAAGCGCGACTGACAGATACACTCAAACAAGCATACTACCGCACTATATTTAACGACCAAAAGCGCAATGGTCTATATGACTTTCGCTTGATCAGTGACCGCCGTGTACAGGCCGCACTTACCCATAAGTGGAGCGGCAAAAACTATTCCGATCGTGTGTGGAAGAACAACGCCGCCTTTTGCAAGCGCTTGCAGCGCACGATTGAAGTGGGTTGTATGACGGGTATGACCCTGCACGATATGGAGGAGCGGCTGCTGGAGGACTGCATAGGTGCAGACAGCGACAGCGGGCAACGCTATTGTGCCAGCCGCCTGATCCGTACAGAGGTCAATCACTTCTCCAATCAGGGCTTTTTAGAGGGCTATAAAGCAGCGGGCATTATCCGGTATCGGTTTATGGCTACTTTGGATTTGCGCACCTCCGCCGTCTGCCGCCAGCTGGACGGCAAGACCTTTTTGGTGGAAGAGGCAAAAGCAGGCGAGAACCTGCCGCCTATGCACCCTTTCTGCCGCAGTATTACCGTGCCGGTGACCAATAACCGCACAGGCACCCGCTGGGCCAGGGATCCGGTAACCGGCAAGTCCATGACCGTACCGGCAGATATGACCTACGCCCAGTGGTATGAGAAGTATGTGGAGAAAAATGGCGGCGTTATTCGTGGCGCAAGAGGCGTAGACAAACCGGCCGTGGAGAAACAGGCGGAAGCTGTATATCTTGGCCAAATCAATCCGCAGTCTGAGCAGGAACGCAATGCCTATGTGGATCGGTTTATTACACAGTACGAGCGTGCCGACGAGGAGCACATGCTGGTCATTGACCGCACCGGCAAAGTGTATTCCGTTACCAGTCACCAGCCGGATTATATCGACTTAACCGGCGTTGACATTTCCATGAAAGGCAGTTACAATATACATAATCACCCGGCGGATCAAACGCAGTTTTCATTCAGCGATGACGCAGATATTCCAAACATGATTGCCGACGGCACCGGCGTGATGGAAGCCTTTGACCATAAATACCGCTACCGTTTGGAGCAGATGGACGGTGTGACGCTGGAAGAGTGGGAAGAGGCAAAAGAACAGGCGAAAGACGAAGTAACCCATGTGATGGACGCTCGTGGCCTAAGTTTTTCTGAATATGAAGAAAATGCCAAACACATACTAATAGAAGGAGCTTGCCGTGTTTTAGGAAAAGGAGTGTACACCCGATGGAAAAGATAGATCTTGAACGGTCGAAAAAAGAGGAGCTTTCAGCTCTCGGCAAGTATTATTCGCAGCGTAGTGAAGCAATTCTCAAGGAGTGGAGAAACACATTCCCGGAAGGAAGCCGTTATAGACACTGCAACACGCCGGAAATGAAAGCTTTAGAAGCCGAACTGAAACGCCGATATTTTGAGATACAAGAGAAGTATAAGACGCTCCGAGAGAAACAAGAAAAGCAATAAATAACCCAAAGTGAGCAGAGCTGCTATGCAGCCCTGCTCTTTTTATACCCATTTACAGGCAATGCCTGTGGGAATATATCATTTAACGAACCGGCAGCGTACGGTTTGGGAAAGGAGTCAGCAATGACAAAACAGTATGCCGAGATGGAAAACAGCAGAGAACAGAGCCGGGTGTGCGCACGCCTGCCGCTGAACCTCCAGCTGTTTGCCGAAGATACCGGCGAAAATGGAGCAGACACCAACGCAGAGGGGGCAGCGGGCGACACCGACGCCAACTCCGATGGGGGCAACACCACTCCGACTTTTGACGAACTGCTGAAAGACAAAAAATTCCAAAGTGAATTTGACAGCAGGGTCAGCAAGGCGCTTGCCACGGCCAGAGCCAAGTGGGAAGAAAGCGCCAAAGAGCAGGCGGACGAAGCCAAAAAGCTCTCCAGTATGAACAAAGAGGAGCGGGAGCGGTATAACCTGGCCAAGGATCGCCAGGCATTTGAACAGGAAAAGGCAGCCTTTGCCAAGAAGCAGCTGGAAACGGCTGTTGCGGCTGAGCTGCTCCAGCGTAAGCTGCCTGTGCAGTTTGCCGCAATCCTGACCGGGAATGACGCCACTGCCTCGCAAAAGAACCTGGAGATTTTTGACGCCGCATTTCAAGAGGCAGTACAGGCCGCCACAACCGCCAACCTGCGGGGCAAGGACTTGCCGCCGGCAGGTAAGGAAGCAGCGGGCGACAATGTACCGCCCACAGACTTCCGCGCCTATGAGGCGTGGAGAAAACAGAACGGCTAATAGGAGGAATAAGAAATGCCGAATATGATTTTAACACCCAATGTCATTGCCAATGAGGCACTGATGGTACTGAAAAACAACCTGGTGATGGCTAACCTGGTCCACCGGGACTATGAGAACGAATTTGTGAAGGTTGGCGACACGGTTACCGCCCGCCGCCCCAGCAAGTTTGTAGCCAAGAACTTTACCGGCGCTGTGGATCCCCAGGATCTGAACGAGGGCGGTGTACCCGTGAAGATGGACCGGCTGCGCGATGTGACTGTGCAGATCACTTCTAAGGAAATGTCCTTGGATCTGCGCGACTTCTCTGCTCAGGTGATCGAACCGGCCATGGCCGCCATCGCCAGCGCGGTGGACGCAGATGTATTGGCGACTGCCGTAGAGGGCGCCGGTCGCACCGTGACCGCTTCCGGAGAGAGCGCAACCAAGCCCATTAAGGATATTGCCAAGGTGGGCAGCTATCTGGACTTCGCCGGTGTGCCGGTACAGAACCGCCGCCTGGTGCTGAACCCCTCGCACAAGGTGCTGTATGCTACGGACGACAACCTGTCCAAGGTGTCCTATGCCGGTGACGGCAACGCCCTGCGGGACGCAGAACTGGGTAAGGTGTACACCATGGACACCTACATGAGCCAGAACGCACCGTATCCCTTTGGTTATTTGGATAATGCCGTAGGCACCGCCAAGTCCTTTAAGGTTAGCGGTACTGCCGGTGAGAGCAAGGTGGCGCTGTCCTCTGTGACTGCTGCTACTGCCACGGTGAAGAAGGGCGACTGCTTTATTGTGGACGGCTATGTGTACCATTTTGCCGCAGACGCTACGGCTGCCAGCGGCGCGGTGGCCGAGGTGGCTATTGACCAGCCCTTGCACGCTACACTGTCTGGAAAGGACGCCACTGTGATCTCTGCGCCTACATCAGTAGGGTTCCACCGCAACGGCGTGGCACTGGTGACCCGTCCTATGGATCTGCCGATGGGTAACAAGAACGCCTATGTGGCTTCTGCGGACGGCCTGGGTGTGCGTGTGGTCTTTGACTACGACAGCACCCACAAGATCGACACCGTATCCTTTGATATTCTGTACGGCGTGACCACGCTGGACAAGAATATGATCGTCAAGGTGCAGGGCTAAGCCCGGGGAGGTACAAATGGAAAAGGTAACCGTTGTACAGGGCAAGACCCAAGTGGTCATTGATCGGAGTTGTCTGCCGGCTTATTTGAATGCCGGTTGGCAGCTGCAAGAAAAAGAGGATACAAAAAAGGGCGCCAAATAAGGCGCCTTTTCTTATGGGGTGATATGTTTGACTGATGAGATGAAAAGCAAGGCTCTGCGGCTGCTGCGGGCCGCTGCCGGGCGTTACGACAAGATATGCGAGGCCTGGTACGCATACGCCGGTGAAGAGCTGGATTTGCAGCTGTTTTTGGATATGGCAGAGGACGATTGCCTGACTTATTTGGGCACGCAAGAGCTGCCGCCGGTGGTTACCGCCACCACGCTGGCCAAACTGGCTTTTGTGCACCTGAACAGTTTTATACAGGATCGGAATTACGGTGTAAAGAGTGCGTCCTATACGGAGGGCAGCGTATCTATGAGCGAGACCTATACCACCCCTGCGGAGCAGGAGACAGCCATTGCCGACCTGCTCCAGCCGTACAACAGATACAGGGAGGTGCACACCGGTGAAAGCAAAAACGCCTAAGTCGTGGACTGTAAAATCACGGATTTTCTCCGCACAGACGATCAGAGACAGTGCTTACGACTTTGAGCAGAACACATACAGTGCTACACCTGTCGTTTTGTATTTGTGCTGGCAGCCGGTATCTGCTTCTGCCCCTATTGAGGAGCGGGGGCGGGTGCTGTCTGCCGGGTATCAAGCCGTGTTGTATGACCCCGTGGGCGTGCGGCCCGGCGACCTGGTACAGGCGGATGGTATAGGTTGGCTGGAGGTGGAGACCGTACAGCAGTTCCTGCATTATCGGTTGTTGACAGCGAATGCCACAGAGAGGAGGGCACCCGGTGGAAACAAACATTGAGATTGAAAAGCTGAGTGCCTATGCCAAGACGCTGCAACGCACCGCAGATCATCTGCTGGACAATTTGGAGCGGCAGATGTTGCAGGACGCAGAGGATATGGCCGGCCGTCAGCGCAGCAACTGCCCGGAGGACACCGGACTGCTGCGGGAGTCTATCGCCGCCTTTTGCGAGCGTGACGGTGATCGGGTGACCGCAGGCAGCCGTACCAATATGCAGTATGCGGCCTATGTGGAATTCGGAACCGGGCCTGTGG